CGCAGCACGACGTTTTTTCTGACGTTCTGTACCGTGGTAATCACGATATTCTTTGTCATAGTCGCGCTGCGCCACTTAATACATTCTATGCTGTTTTAATTTTACCTTCCCCAGATTCAACAGCAGTGAAATATTCTTCACGAGCTTGTGCGCCACACTCGCGACACCACTCATCCCACAAGCCTGTAAAGAGACCGTTGGTGCGACCTGACCGTTGATACAAAAACTCCGTAAAAAGGGCTTTACGGTTTTCTTGCTCCGCATCCCATTCTTCCCAAATCTTGCTGTAATTACTCATTGTTGAGCTTTTATATACCAACCAGAACTGTAGCCTTTTTCCACCATCCAGCGAGCACTTAAGTGCTTCTTTGGATATTTTCTAAAAGACCCGCACTCTGAGGTATAAACACCGCTGTACACATCAAGATCACCATAAGGGTCGTGAACAATTAAATTTTCTCGATCTTTTGTCAGTCCCACAGCGATAATCCAGTGACCGGAGCCTCCGGGATTCTCTACAGGACCGAAATGAAGAATGCCCATGGGCACTGGAATGCCTCGATCTATAAGCTCCTCAACTACCGCCCAATCTCCATCCTGTCTAAACTCTGCATTCAAGTCGTAATGACTTAGTGCCTTTATCTGCACCCAAGCCTCGGTGCCATCTCCTATGTCGCTAACGCTCTCTAGATAATCCTCGTAATCTTCAAAGGATCTCTCATCGAGGGTTTTCAAAAGCATCGCGCAAGCGCTGCTAAAACAAGTTCTGTCAGCTCCATCAAAACCAGGGTTGTGGCGGAAAAAAGGAGTATTTAGCTGAACATGGTGGTTCGGTTTGTACTCTATCGTTTCGTTGAGATCGTTGATTACTTTCCAATCAGGGTCGTAGAAATACCAAGAAGCATCTGGGTTGGACTTGAGTCTGACTTCTTTATATAAATCACCCGCAGTTACTACAATCTTTAACCACTCCCAAGCGCTCCCTTTAGGGACAAAAAGTTTTTCTTCAGCTTCTAAATATTCAGGGTCAGCAGGAAACCTGATTAACCAAGTGTCCTTTTTGGCGAGAATTGAGTGACCTAACAGTGGGTGCTTAGTCTTGCCCATCTGGATCTTCCGCTTTTCTCTCACACCGACTAACGGTCTCTTCTATAGAGACATAGTACGAGGAAGAGGTTCGATTGCCCTCTTCCATCGATTCTTTTATTTTTTTAGCGAGCGAACACTCCCAATCAGAAGGATCAGACATGGTTCACTCGGTTTTAACCATTAAAGATCAAGCCGCAGTGTATGTCACTCGGTAAACGCAGGGAGAACGATCGGTTTTTTCAACGTACAAATAGTTTTCAATCGAGCCGCCCACGCTGAATTCAAACGACACATCTGTGCGGTTAGACATTTTTGGTGAATTGACTTCACCTAAAATTGAGCCATCAATACCGCTCATGATAAAAACACGCTTCACAGACATTGAGCCCGCTTGAAGAGTAACGGTGCCGGTGCCTGTAACACCTGAAGTAACTCCGTACTTATCGGAACGTTTGAAAGTGCCTTCAGAAGTATCCTCAACTGTCGAGTTGACAGTGACATTTCCACCATCTTCAGATCGATACTGACCGAAGCGGGTGATACCGGCAGGGGCAGCTCCGAGCTCACGATTAAAAGTGACCTGAGCCATTGGAATAAAACATCGTTGATTACTTTTATTTTAGTCTTAAAGGCTATGACTTAGATTTGAATTATTTACGATGACACCATGCGGTACAACAAACTCAACGCCGCAGTTTACGAATTAACTGAGTTCTTGTTTCGTTTTTGGCCCGCGCTTAGAAAGAACACATATGTGACATGGGCTCGGCTTAACTGCAGAGATGACTGGGCGGAATTTAGAGCTCAGTTGCTTATGAAGGAGGTTGACGAACAAATAGAAGACCTACATGAGTGCTGGGATACTCAGGAAGCAGAAGACTTTTACCCCGGTTTTCGGCAAATTTATTTTTCTGAAGATAATCGCAACGAACCGCTAGGAGGAGAAATGGGCTACTCCTATGAGTTGTTCGAGGATAAGACTGAAAACTTTGACGATCAGTCGTCGTAAATTAGGCAGCCAGGGGATTGAGGATCTTTTTCACAACGCTCTTCCCAATAAGCCTCTTTTTGAGTTTTAGGACGCTCAAAATGCAGCGTCTTCTTCTCTTTCGTATTGTCTGAAGAAGGCGTCGGGCAAACTTGATCAGTCATTTTTTCGACTTCTTGTAGGACCGAGCTTTTTTCTTAGCTCTTACACAGTTTGGCACCATTTTTCCCGATTTCTTGCTTTTTTTCATTCCCTCCATAACGTAGCCATCCCAGCAAGGTCCTTGTTTAGCCATTGTTTTTAGATGCTTTGTACGTCCGAGCTTTTTTGCCAGCCCGTTTGGCTTTTTCAGTGTTGGCTACGTGAGTGTTTACAGGTTTACCTCGTGTAGCTCGCTTCTTTTTTTCATCCGTAGCTTTACGTTCTTCTTTAGACATCGAAGCCCACGCTGCCTTAGGTAGGTAGCGCTCTGTTCTTCCTTTTTCTCTTGCTTTATCGGCCATATCCTCCAAGAGAATTCTTAAGCATTTCAAGTCTATTCGCTTGATTTCTATGTGTCTGAGACGCTTTGTCTAACTGACTCACAATTTCTGTCAGTTCGTTTTCAGTCTCAGTCTCAGGCATTGCTTGCCTCTCTTGATCACGAATCGGTCCGCCGAAAAGCCAAGCGTCACAAGTTCTAGCTCCTGCACACTTGAATTTAAAGAGCTGACAGTATCCGAGATCAGCTAGCTCCATAACTTCTCTAGGGTCAGCCGCATTTGTCTCGTTGATACCCTTTTCAATGCAACCAAGAATCACATCTGACTGATCAAACGCAGCGCAGTTACCGCATCTAGCGGTCTTTACAGTATCCAAATCAGTCTTCCAAAGACGCGCTTTTTCTTCCCAAAACCCTGGATCAGGAACGGCAGGATTGAGTGGACCATATCCATAATTTTCTACAGTCCAATCTCTATTTTTTATATTCTCCTCAATATCAACCGTCGCTAAAGGACACTGACCATTTACTTCTGTAATCTTTTTTTCAAGCAGAAGTTCACTTTTGAGACCAGTCACCCGATCATTTTTTTCTTCGGGGTGCTCCACGGTCGTTTAGCTTTTTAAATATTTTACGTGCTTTGCGAAGAAGTTTCTGAGCCTCTTCACGGCTCACACACTCCTGAGCTTTGCGAGCGATTTTTACAAGCTTCCGTCGTTTTTTATCTGCAGCACGCCCGTAGTCGTCCTCAAGGCGCTCGATATCATCTTCTCTCAAATGATCGCCGTGTTGAACTTCCAAGATTAGAAGATCTTCTTTACCTGCTTTTGCACGATGAACAGAGCCATAGGGAATACTGAGCATGAAACCAGGGCTTGCAGTATGCCACTGGTCGTCGCACAACAACGCACCGTTCCCTGAGACCACGGTCCAACTTTCGCTGCGATGTCGATGACGCTGAAGCGAAAGCTGACACCCTGCGCGTACAAATAAGCGCTTGACTTTGTAACCAGAGCCCCAAGCAAGCTCTTCGTACCAACCCCAGGGACGTTCTATACGCATAGATTTACATTAATCTTTTTTCTTTTTCTCGTATTCTTCACGAGTTTGCCAATCTTCTTTACTCCACTTTGAAAGTTTATTTTTACTTGATTTTTTACCTTCGTATTTACCACCCATCTCTTTATAATATTTTGTCGCTAATTGCATAGCGCGTGCAGAGTGACCGCCCATTTTTTTACGGGCTTTCCGCTTTGCACGCTCCCACTTTTCAGGGTGCTTTTTCTTAGCGGTTTCAGCCACTTACAAACTCCCGATAACTCTTATAGTTTATATGACTGAAGAATAGTTCTCAGCCATGGACGGGGAAGAAAACAAGCGTTCATATGAGTGGCTTGCTGAAATTGTGAAAGTCTCAGTACTCAGCTGGAGTGCTGCGTTATTAACACTTTCTTACATGGGCTATTTTCAAAAGATGGATCCAACATTTATAGCCTCGATTTTTTCTGGATCGCTCGCTGGGTACGGTATAAGTCGTGCTTCAGATGCAAACAGAAAACAGAAAGAGCCTAAAGTAGAAGGGAGCAGTACACCTAAAATCAAGCCGTGAAAACAATCTTATGGCTTACTTTTCTAAGCCTTTTGAGTCCCTTAGGGGCTTTTGCGCAAACTGCACCGGGCTTTACTCAAGGCTCGATGAACAGTACGACAACTACCGAACAAACTGTCACCGAGACGATTGCAATCGAGAAGTTTGGCGGTGCGTACAGCAGCATCACGGGTCACAACGTGACTCCCAGTGCAGCAATTGGGGCCACGGGCACGACTTACACGATGAACTCCGGGGCAACAAACTGGCAGCTCGAAATCGTCACTCGAGCAGCGGGTGTGATCGAAACTCAAGACATCGAACGCACCATCGAAACCGAATCCACAACAACCTCGTTAAGTGTCTTCTCTCAGTAATATTTTTGAACTGTAGTCCTGTCTTTGCACAGACAAACGACGGGACTACAGTTATTGCAAATCCACAGGCATCTTCGACCGGTTCAGTAACTAACAGCGCGGTACAAATCAATCAAGGATCGTACAGCACACAAGGACTCGGAACTGGGCATTTCTGCAATAGCGGCACTGTGGTGTTTACACCTTTTTATCTTGGCGCTGGCTTTCATCCGGAGTACTCCAGAAGTGAAAATTATGGCGCTCA